ATCTACATCACTCGTGATAAAGGCAACCAAAAATACATGGAGTTGGAAGAGCAATATCTGCAGTTGATCCATGAATTAAAGAATGAGTACCCTCCATTCTATGATTTGTCAAAACACCCTCAGGTTGTGCACATAAAAGACTTGATGAAAAAAGAGCAGAACAAAGTAAACAAGCCTTCTTTTTCGTTGAACAAAAGTTCAGACATCCGAGGTGCCAAGTTAGTTGTCATAGACGAGTGCTCAATGGTTGATACCAGCATGGGAGAAGACCTTTTGAGTTTTGGCGTACCCATTCTCGTCCTAGGGGATCCGGCTCAGCTACCCCCTATTATGGGAGGAGGGTTCTTCACTAACCAAACGCCTGATTTCATGCTGACAGAAATACACCGTCAGGCGAGAGATAACCCAATTCTAGAGTTGGCCACGAAGGCACGCAATAACCAAGCCATCCTCCCTGGGCAATATGGTACATCCTCTGTTGTTGAAAAAATAACTGCTCAGGACGCTTTGTCGGCAGACCAGATACTGGTCGGCAGGAATGCTACCCGGTTCAGCAGCAACGCACGGATGCGGCAGTTGAAGGGAATTACTTCCAAATATCCGGTAGAAGGGGACAAGCTGGTCTGCTTGCGCAACAACAAAGAAAAAGGGTTGCTCAACGGTGCCCTTTGGAAGGTTGAAGAGATGATAGACATCCTTGAAGAAGATAAACGGGTGTATATGCGCATTTCCCCAGAGGATGGGGGTGACCAGTTGGAGACTGATGCCCACTCAACGTACTTCCTCGGCAACGGTGAAAAGATGCCATGGTGGGAACGCAAGGAGTCGGAGGAGTTTGATTATGGCTACGCCCTCACCGTTCATAAAAGCCAAGGCTCACAGTGGAACAAAATACTGCTCATAGACGAGTCTCAGGCGTTCAAGAAGGACGCTGCTCGTTGGCTCTATACGGCCATAACAAGAGCGGCTGAAAGCATTAAAATAATGGTTGGGTGATGGAAAAAATACTTGACGAAATAACAAAAGCGATTGGACCAGTTATGGTGGCACTCATCATGATGAAAAAGAAAAGAGCCGTGAAACGTGCTGTTCTTGTTGAAGCGGCAGAGACGTTGTACACAGCTGCGCAAAAAATCCAAGGCTTGATTGCGCAGATTGATTCCAAGCGTAAACTCAATCAACAACCGTAAGCCAAAAGGGACTTTATGATTATTCTTGACGATTCACGGGATTCCCTTTTGACAGAATTTGGCAAGATAACACTGAAAGAACAATACTGCCTCCCTGGGGAATCCTACCAGGAAGCCTTCGCCCGGGCAGCAACAGCTTTTTCTGGCGGCGACGAGGCTCTTGCCCAGAGGTTGTATGACTATGCTTCGAAGCAATGGTTCGCCTTCTCGACGCCTCTGCTTGCCAACGGCGGCACAAAGCGAGGGCTACCCATCAGCTGCTTTCTGAACTATGTTGAAGACAGCATTCAGGGACTTGTGGACAATTTCAGCGAGAACGCTGTTTTAAGCACCAACGGTGGCGGCATCGGCACCTACTGGGGAAAAGTCCGTTCTGTGGGTGAAAGTACGTCTCGTGGCGTTGAAACCCCAGGGGTAATGCCCTTTATGCACGTCCAAGATGCGCAATCGTTAGCATACCACCAAGGCAAAACTCGTCGCGGCTCTGCAGCAACATACTTGGATGTTTCTCATCCAGAAATTTTTGAATTCATCAACATGCGCTCTTCTACAGGAGGGGACGTTCACCGCAAAAATGAAAACTTGCACCACGGCGTAAATATTCCGGACGCTTTTATGGAGGCGGTAGAATCCGATGGTGATTGGCAGTTGATTGACCCAAATTCAAAACGAATAACCGAAACGGTAAAAGCCCGCAAGCTATGGATTGCTATTCTGCAGCAGCGATTGAAGCTGGGAGAACCGTACATCTTTTTTGTTGATACGGCCAACAAAGCATTGCCTCAAAGCCTCAAGGAATGGGGTTTAAAGATTCACCACAGCAACCTCTGCACTGAAATAACACTTCCAACAAACAAAGACCGCACTGCTGTTTGCTGCTTGAGCTCAATCAACCTTTCAAAGTTTAATGACTGGTGGTTTGTAAAAGAGCAATTCATCACTGACCTTATCACAATGCTTGATAACGTCATCACGGAATTTTGCCAGAACGCACCAGACGGAATGTGGAGGGCTGTACAGTCTGCACGCTCAGAGCGCTCACTTGGCCTCGGTACTCTGGGCTTCCATACCCTGCTCCAAGCAAATGGCATCGCAATGGATTCTGAGCGTGCAAAAGAACTTAACCTGCTCATTTACAAGAACATTCAAGAGTTGGCAGTAGAAGCATCAAAAGGGCTTGCAAAAAAGAGGGGTGAGTGTTTCGACATGATCGGCACAGGCATGCGTAACGCACACCTCATTGCTATTGCTCCGAACGCTTCTTCATCAATCATTTGCGGCGGGGTAAGTCCCAGCATTGAACCTTTGGCTGCCAACGCCTTTATCCAAAAAACACGAGTTGGTTCCCACCTTGTTAAAAACCCAGCCCTCGTGGAATACCTGACCAACATTTTGAAAAATACCGAAGATGTTTGGTCATCAATCGTTAAAAACAATGGCTCTGTTCAGCACTTAGATTTTATCCCCGAAAAAGAGAAGGCGGTGTTTAAAACTGCCCGGGAAATAAGCATGAGCACTGTTGTTGAATTGGCCGCAGACCGTCAGCAGTATATTTGTCAAGCGCAGTCCCTTAACCTGTTCTTGCCTCCTAAAATCACCACCAAAGAGTTGCATGAAATTCACTTTTCAGCCTGGAAAAAAGGCTTAAAGAGTTTGTACTACCTGCGTTCGAGCAGCGTAAAATCTACCAACACAGGGGCAATTCCGGTTGCCCCCAAAGAGCCTGAAGCTGTTGCTTGCGAGTTGGGCAGCGACTGTAAGGCGTGCGAAGGATAAAATATGCCCTCCCTGTTTGAGAAGAGAGATGCCTACAAGCCATTTTGGTACCCCTGGGCATATGCAGCATTTATCCATAGCGAGCAGATGCATTGGCTTGCCCGGGAAGTGCCGCTGAACGACGATGTTAAGGACTGGAAAATGGTCTTGACAGATGTAGAGAAAAACCTCCTCACCCAGATATTCCGTTTCTTCACCCAAGCGGACGTTGATGTTGCCTCGGGCTATATTGATAGATACCTCCCGAAGTTTAAACCTGTTGAACTGCGCATGATGATGATGTCTATTGCTGCCCGAGAAGCAGTACACATTCAGGCGTACTCAATGCTCATTGATGAAATTGGGATGCCTGAAGTTGAATATAGTGCCTTCATGCAATATGCCGAAATGAAAGAGAAACACGACTTTTTCTTCCAAGAAAGGGATTCACATGATGAGTTGCTGCCTCTTGATTCACATGATGAGTTGCTGGCTCTTGCCCAAGACATCGCAATTTTCTCTGCTTTTGGGGAAGGGTTGCAGCTGTTCGCTTCCTTCGTTATCCTCCTGAACTTTACTCGCTTCGGCAAAATGAAGGGCATGGGGCAGATTGTCTCTTGGAGCATCCGTGACGAAACCCACCATGTTGAAAGCATGCTCAAAGTTTATCACCAGTTGATCGAAGAAGAGGGGCAATACCTGAATTTAGAACACCTTGACCAAAAGCTGAAAAGTATCGCAGTTAAAATGGTTGAACTTGAAGATTCCTTTATTGACCTTGTCTACGCCCAGGGAGAGGTCGAAGGGCTGAGTAAGGACGAAGTGAAGAAATACATCCGGTACATTGCCGATATTCGCTTGCAGCAGCTTGGGTTGGAGCCTATCTTTGGTGTTGATAAAAACCCCCTGCCTTGGGTTGATGAAATTGTATTTGGGGTTGAACACACCAACTTTTTCGAGAATCGGGCTACGGATTATTCAAAAGGTTCTATCGAAGGTTCATGGGATAATGCTTTTTGATTGGCAAGTTACAACAAGGTGAGAAGAAAGATAAAAAAGTTGTTGCCTTTTGTTTAGGTCGAGAGTAAACAGAAGTTACTGATTTGAGTCAGTTAAACCCAGAAAAGGAAACTTGAAATGTCTATTACCATCGCCTTTAAAGAAAAATTTTATCGTCTTGAAAACGTAAAAGAAAACGAAGACCACACACGTTCTATCGGCTTGCAAAATCTCTCTTTGAGAGAGTTGGTTGATTTGTACAACGAAGTTGTTGTTGAGTTGAATGCACTTGGTAGCGTCTTTCCATCTGTTTCTCGCTTTGTTGACCGCCCTACTGGTGTTCTGCGAGTATGGAAATTGCTCCAAGAATACGACAAAAGAGAAAAACCTGCTTCAACCTTTGTTGAACAAGTAAAGGCTCCAGAAGCGAAAAAAGCCAAAAAAGAAGTGTTTAAAAAAGTCCGGATGCGTCGCTTTACCTTAAAGCCAACTGAAAAAGTCCGCTCTTTAAAAGACCCCAACACCTTGCGTGGCCGTTGTGCTGCCTTGTTGAAAGCTGGTGGAAACTTTGAAGACGTGAAGAGCCTTGTCCGGCAGTTCAACGATGAACGCAACAAACCAGCGCCTGAAATTAAAGTAGAGCGTCGTGCCTATGAGTTGGTAAGAATCATGCATTACTACCTCAATTATGGTATCAACCATGATATTCAGACTGGCTTGATCAAACTTTACGAAAAACAGTAGAAAGTTACTTACAATGAGAAACTATGAGAAATTGAACATAGTGAGTTTTGGGGAACACTTGATCAAAAGCCAAGATCTTGATCCTGTGTATCCAGCACTCACCAAGTTATTCCCTAAACGTCATAAAAGCATGACGGAATTCAACAAACTCAGTCGTTGGTTGATAGCATATTGGTGTTTTTACCACTGTGGTTTTGCTTCTTATGCTTCTGAGTTGGGTGAAGGATTTTTTTGGGACGTTCTTATGGACGCAGCACAAAATGAAGTGCCAACTCCGATGGGAACTCGTTGGCCAAGAGGGCATGAAAGACGTCATGCCCGTGGCAGCCAAGGGATTAAGATGGTTCAACATTTGAAAGAGTTGTACGGAAACCAGCCAGAATTTATGGTCACCCACATTTGTTCTGGTGCGCCTATTTATAGTCGAGTTGCCGACCTTGTTCAGAAGCATACCTTATTTGGACCATGGATAAGTTTTAAAATTTGTGACATGATTGATAGGGTTTTAGACAAACACATAGACTTCAGCGAAGCTGCTGTGTTCATGTTCAAAGATCCGGTAAAGGCTGCGCTGATTCTTTGGAGGCAACACTATGGTCTCCCAGAAACTGCAAAGCCAAAAGATGAAGGTGAAGTTATCACTGGTGTTGTTGAGCACCTGAAAAAAGAATTCAGGATTTTCCTTGCACCCCCTTCAAACGATAGGTCAATTGGGTTGCAGGAAATTGAAACCATTTTGTGTAAATGGAAAAGCCATTTAAACGGACACTACCCATTGAACAACGACATCATAGAAATAAGCACAGCTTTAAAAGAATGGGCACCCTATTCAAAAACTGCTAGAGAAATGCTGGAAGCCATGCCGAAAGAAATGCACTATGTTACATGATGTTGCGATTATTGGCTCTGGGCTATTTGGCTCAATTATCGGCGCAAACCTCCGTAAAAACGGCAGGTCTGTGGTGTTTATTGATGCCAACTACCAAGAGGCAGGGAGCAAGGCTGCTGCGTGCTTGATGCGGCCATCTTGGCTCAGTGCTATGAAGGGTGAAGTGCTTGACCGTTCTATGGAAACTTTGGATTCTCTTTACGGGGTTCAGCAGATTGATTTTGATGTTGCAAAGGTCTTGCCCGTCAAAGTGAATTGGGTTCCACCGAAAAAAATCTTGGTAGAAAAACCATTGATCGGGAAAGTTGGCAGCCTCGTCAAGACTGATGAAGGGTATCTGTTAAAATTATCAACCCCTATTGCTGGCTACTTTGAAAAGATCGAAGCACGGACTGTTATTGTCGCTGCCGGTATTTGGACGCCTCAGCTTATACCTATGGAGGAAATGAAAGCCCAGGCGGGAGTGGCATTCGTTTGGAAAAACCTGGCCATAGAAAAGCCCTTCATTACCCCCTGGGCACCGTACAAGCAGCTGGTCGGTTTTAACAGAGGTGATGGTCTTTGGATGGGAGACGGTACAGGCATATTGTATAAAAACTGGACTCAAGAAACTACAAAGCTGTCTTACTTGCGTTGCGCAAAAACCATTGACAGAGTTGGCTTTGGCGATACCAGTCGAGGATTGGCCACAACATTCTTCGGATTAAGGCCATATGCGAAGCGTCCTGTGTGCTATCTTGAAAACCCTCTCCCAAACGTCTGGGTGGCAACTGGTGGTGCTAAGAATGGGACAGCGGCGGCAGGTTGGTGCGCCTATGAAATCGAACGGAGGACAAAATGAGCATTCAAGAAATTTCTGAAGAATACCTACATCAAAATAATTATTGCACTTTTGCCCCAATTTGGGTTGTTTCTATTCATAACAATGATGAATTTCCAAAAATATTCTTGCTGGAAAAAGAAGCAGAAGAATATTTAGAACATGCTGGTGGTAAAGGTAGGATAAGAGTTTGTTCTATACCACCAAATTCAGCTTTGTTGTACCTGCTGAAAACAAGCATCGATGGATCTTCGAACCCTCCCCAATACAGAAACATTTTAGGGTATCAGTGATGAAATATAATTTTGATAATTTGACCTATGGTGCAGAACACGAGTGGGCTGACTGGCCATTAAAAACTAAACTGCCAAAAGGTTATGGCCGGGATGTTAAAGACATCACCATTGTGAACAGCAACGGTATTGCCAATGACCCAACTGGCAGGTACTACGGATTTGGCGGTGAGATCAATACACCCCCAACAACCTCTATCAACGATCAAGTCGCTTGCATGACCCGGCTTAAAAATTTACTGCCAACAGCAACAATCAATTACCGCAGCAACCTCCACTTACACACCCACCTTCCTGGGCTAAAGGATGATCTAGAAACGCTGAAGCAAGTGCAACAGTACATCCATACCCACATGCCAGCATGCTTAAAACACATTCAACCAATGCCAAAACCGGAAAAAGAAAAAGATGAAATGATGTTTGAGTACCACGGCCACCTACGGCGGTGGAGGCGGCGGCGAGTCAGCCATCAAACGCTTTTGACTCAAAAGCGTCTTGCTATTCAATTGGCTGCCACAAACACGACAGAGTTTTTCAATTTAGAGCCACCTCAATCAAAAGCCGGCAAGCCGCTTTGGCATTGTCAGCCCAGAGTTTGTGTTAACTTGCGGCAGCTGCTGGAAACTGAAACAATTGAGTTCAGGCATTTTGCCGGCACAATGGACGAAACGGAATTGGAGTATTGCCTCAATTGGTGCAGAGACTTCCTCATCGCTGCTGTGAACAATACGCCGATTGAGGAGTTGCTCTCGAAATACGAAACAGACAAATTTCCAAAATTCCCTCGCTATGATGACTTCCTAGAAAGAAGATACCGCGCCACGGTTCACGACGGCACTGTGTCTAAGGAAGACATCAAAGCAACCATCAAAGACATTGTAGAAGGAAAGTTTACTATATATGATTAACGTATTAGTCTTGTGCCACGGCAACATCAACCGCTCAGCGCTCTCTGGTGAGATTTTAAAGACCATGAAGGGACTCAATGTAGTTTCTGCTGGCTTTAAAAACCCAGGACGGCGCGCAGCAGCGAAAATGCGTATAGCGGCAAAGCATTTTGCAATTGACCTAACTAATCACCGCAGTCAAGTGGTTACAAAAGAACAGATTGAAGCTGCCAATATTGTCATTTATATGGATGGTGGCAACCTTAAACGCCTGAGAGAAATAACACCCTTACCCCTTCCTGGACAACAGTGGTTTTGCCTCGGTGAATTTGCTGTTCCCCCAAGGAAGAAGATAGATGACCCTCACTTTATTGCAAAGGACAATCCCAAGTTTGTAGAAATTGTTGAAATTATTTTTCACGCTTCTATGCGTCTCGGAAAAGCACTGATTGCCAACATACCAGAAAGCGAAGAAACTCCCAAGTAACACTTTATAAAGAAAAGGAATTATCTTATGATAATCACTCTACGTGGAACCAGTGGCTCAGGAAAAACTACTCTTGTTCGCAGGGTTTTAGAAAACTACAAAACCAAAACAACCTACAAAGTGCCTGGGCGAAAACAACCCATTGGTTATGTCTATCATCGCCCAGGAGGTAAGAGCCTTGCGATTGTTGGCCACTACGAGACAGCTTGCGGCGGGTGCGATACAATAACAGACACTTTTGAGATTTTTAAAATTGTTCGTGAAGCCCATGCGTCTGGTTTTGATGTACTTTTTGAAGGCTTATTGATATCTGCGGACGTCAATCGGGTAGGGGCATTGCATACGGATGGTCTGCCGTTGCTCGTTATTGCGATAGAACTGCCGATTGAAGATTGTCTTGCAAGTGTTAATAGCCGTAGATGGAAGCGCGACCCAGAACTGCCGGGAGTTAATCCGAAGAACACAATAGCCAAGCATCGCGGGGTAACACTTTCGGTAGAACGGCTGAAGGCTCTTGGGGTAGATTGCGCAACGCTTTCTCGTGAAGATGCCTACCAACGTATTAAAAAGGAATTCAATCTATGACGTTGTTAATCAAAACAGAAATGCCTGGGTTGAGTGGCTTTTTCGGGTATGCTCGAGAGAGATACTTGACGAAACTCAGCAAAGATTCTGGCAAGCCAAAACCTTGGACAAATGACCCAATCTTGCGGCAATATCGGTTTTGCAATGTGCATCGGGAAGATGATACAGTAACACAATGGGTGCGTCAAAACATCACGTTTGAAAACTACGGCCAGTCACTTGTTGGGGCGATAGTTATTGCTCGTTGGTTTAATCGTGTTGAAACCCTGAAGCAGATCAAGCAATCCGTTGAATTCCCAGACATAAAGCTGGACTTGTTCTCCTCCTGGGCAGAGAGTTTTGCAGAATTACTCAATTGGACACCGTACATGCAATCAAGGTTGCACGGGGTAAAGCCGCTCGTCACTGGTGCGTACATGATAAAAACGCCGGCAGGGATGAACAAACTGAACGGTCTTGTTTGGAGCATCTCAAAAGTTTTAGACCAAGCCCATGAATTACAAGATAGGTTTATTGAGAGTAAATCTCTGCAAAAGTCTTGCGCTATCCTGCAAGAATATCCCTACCTTGGACCATTTATGGCGTACGAGGTGATTACTGACCTGCGACATACTCCCGTTCTCTCAGGGGCGACGGACATCAATACTTGGGCGAACCCTGGTCCAGGGGCGACTCGTGGTATCTGTCGGGTATTGGGTGTTGAACTCGGTACCATCTCACGTTCTAGCCGAAAAGACGTTGAAGAGATGCAGTATATCATGCAGGAAATTCTTGCTTATTCAAAAGAAGATAAAAACTGGCCACAACATTGGCCGGGTTGGGAGATGCGCGAAGTTGAACACACCCTTTGTGAATATGATAAATACGAGAGAGCAAGACTGGGACAAGGAACCCCAAAGCAAAAGTACAACGGCCTAGACATAAATTTGGAGCAGTAACATGAAAGTCATCAAAGCACGCAACGTCCACGAAGCATTCCCAGCAGCATTGCTCACGCTCTTCCAGGGGGGTGTAGAGCGTGATAGCAGGAACGGCAAGGTGTTGGTCTACCCCAGCCCAGTAACTACCGTCTATGAACGCCCTACAGAGCGAGTAATGTTCTGGCCAGAGCGGGATGCGAACCCCTTTTTCCACTTCTTTGAGTCGCTGTGGATGCTGAACGGCAATAACGATGTAAAGTTTGTTTCCCAGTTTGTTAAGCGGATGCAGACTTTCTCAGATGACGGAAACACCTTTCACGGTGCCTATGGCCATCGCTGGCGCAAGCATTTTGACTTTGATCAACTACCGATTATCATTGATTCGTTAAAGCGCAATCCGGATGATCGTCGGAGCGTCCTGCAGATCTGGGACGCAACAACTGACCTGGGCACCGACGGGAAAGATTTACCCTGCAACACGCAGGTTTATTTTAGCCGTAACAGCGACGGTGCTCTTGATATGACGGTTTGTAACAGAAGCAACGACATTGTTTGGGGTTGTTATGGGGCAAATGCTGTTCACTTCAGCTTCCTGCAGGAGTTTATGGCCTCGGCCATTGGTTGCGAAGTTGGTAAATACTACCAGATGAGCAACAACTGGCACGGGTACTTAGATACCGTTGAACCCTTCAGAAATTTGTCGATGAAAGGATTTAACAGTCTGTACCAACTAGATAATTTTAATCTTTACCCAATAATGCAGACGCCTGTTCATCAATGGCAACAGGATCTGTCAATGTTTATGAGTGAAGGTCTTGTTATAGGGTTTAAAGATCCATTTTTCAAACGAGTAGTTACGCCCCTGTACGAGTCTTTTGTTCATTACAAAAAATCAAAGGCAAAAGATCGCTTCGAGATTGCTTATGGCATACTTGACGATTGCATTGCCGATGATTGGAGGATCGCTTGCCAAGAGTGGATCCTTCGTCGCGAAGAAAACTTTAACCAGAAAGGAATAAATCAATGACGATAATAACAAAGTCACTAGTTGAAACCATAGCTAGGGATGCTATGGAGAAAAAATACAATCCTGTGTATAATGCACTACTAGAAGAAGAATATGGTTTGGCAGAAGAATGCTACAATAGTCTTTTTTCTAAAGAGGTTTTAGACCAAATAAATGCTTTGCCTGATCTTTGGAAAAGAACATGCAGTTGCTTATCGTTTAATGTGGGTGGCTGGAATCTATCTTTACGCATTGGTAGGCAAGTTGTAACACCACCAAATAACCATTGCACAAGACTCGGAGTTATCGAAGGTGAATTGGCTGAAAGAGTTAAAAACCATCAAGAACGAGAAAAAACTGTTCGGGAGAAACATCGCAACGAACACTTAAAATTAAAAGTGTTTTTATCTTCTTTTAAGACATTCAAAAAATTAAGAGAAGTCTGGCCAGAAGGTGCTGAATTTTACCACTTCTATGAAAAAACTGCAGAAAAAAGTCAACTGCCTGCAACAATAACAAAAGACATCAATACCATGCTTGGTCTTGGTGCCTAGGGGGAGAATGGTGATGCTCAATCCGTTTGAAAACACCACAACGAACGATATAGCCAAATTCATCGTCCAGAGCCGCGCAGGTGGCCGTACAGAGCGATGCCATAATATTCCCCACCACGGCAGCTACAATGTTGCTGCGCACTCTTGGGGAGTTGCTATGCTGCTCTATTACATCTGGCCTGATGACTTTCCCCGGCTGGCAATTTATTGCCTTGCTCACGATGTTCCTGAGGCTTGGGTTGGAGACATCCCTTCCCCAACGCTAAAATACACCCCTGGGCTAAAAAGCGTTGTTGAAAACTTAGAGGTGCGACTGCTCTATAGAATCGCTCTGCGCAGCACTACGGAATTGTCCCGTGAGGATGAGGCCAAGGTACGGGCATGCGACCAACTGGAGTTTTGGCTCTGGGCAAAAGAGCAACAAGCGTTCGGCAATAGGTACGTTCAAGAAGCCATAACTGAAATTGAGCGGCACTTCCTTGAACAACCATTGCCAGATCTTGCTCAAAAACTATTCATTGAACTTTCAGAAAACACCAGTCTGTTGCCAACACAACAAGGCATAATTAAGGAATTAAACAATGAACGCAAATGACAGACAAGTGGGTGGAACTCACTACGCCAGTAAATTTCAGCATTGGGATTTTATTGAGCACTATGGTGTTGGGTATCTTGAGGGGTGCCTGACAAAATATGTTACTCGGCACCATAAAAAGAACGGCCTTGAAGACTTGTTAAAGGCTTCGCACTACCTTGACAAATTGATCGAACTCTACCCACAAGGTAGGCGTTCAAGAATGTTTGAGGGTGTTACTCTTGCCCAGGTAGAGGAATTCATCACTGCCAATAATTTGGGGCAGCTGGAAGGCGAAATTTGTGTTTTGGTCTTCTCGGACTATGATGCCTGTGACTTGGCAGAAGCAAAAAGCCTGTTGATACAGTTAATCACAAACACAAAGAAAAACTCTGACATTAAACGGCAAAACATTACCCGTGCAATGTTAGATCAAGATGGCATGGAAAATCCTTTCGGTTACGTCTTCGGCCAGGAACACTAAAATGGCAAAAAGTAGTAAATTGCATGGGTTCATGCACCCTCTTTTCATGCCAGTATCTACGTGGAAAGCACCTGACATTTCTACCCTCCCTTCTTGGAGGAATGCAAAAAGGGTTTGTGTTGACGTAGAAACTCGGGATCCTACCTTAAAAGAACTTGGAATAGGCGTAAGGAGAAATGGTTATGTTGTGGGCATCAGCTTTACAATTGAAGATGGACCAACTGCATATCTACCGATACGGCATGAAGGAGGAGACAACCTCCCAGAAGACCAAGTTTTGCGTTACCTACGAGACAACGCAAAGATTTTCAAAGGTGATGTTGTTGGTGCTAACTTATCATATGATCTTGATTACCTATGGCAGGAGGGCATTGATTTTCCCAACAAAAGGTTTTATCGGGATATCCAAATTGCTGACCCGTTGATTTACGAGTTGCACCAAAGCTACAGTCTCCAGACCATTGCGTTGCGTTACGGTTTTGCCGGTAAAGATGAAAGGCTATTGCAAGAAACGGCAAGAGAGTTTAATGCTGACCCAAAAGCTGATTTATGGAAAATGCCGGCACGGTTTGTTGGACCATACGCTGAAGCAGACACCCAACAACCCCTCCTCGTCCTGCGCAAGCAAGAGCGCATCATTGATGAAGAAGATCTTTGGGACATCTATAACCTAGAAAGTCAAGTGTTGCCTGTGCTCGTTAAACTGCGGCGACGCGGCGTTAAGATAGATCAAGACAAACTTTCTCAAGTTGAAAAATGGGCATATGATCAAGAAAAAGATGCCCTTGCTATAGTCAAACATGAATCTGGCGTTAGTATTGCCGTTGGAGATGTCTGGAAGTCGGACGGCCTTATACAGGCTCTTGAATCAATCGGGATAAAACTCGAAAAACTTACGGCAAAAGGCAAGCAGTCGGTAGCGAAGGACGTCTTGGCTGACATAGACCACCCCGTAGCAAAAGCCTTCACCTGGGCAAGGAAGACAAATAAACTGCGGACAACCTTCGCAGGATCTGTTCGGGAACACATGGTCAATGGTCGTATACATTGCACGTATAATCAATTGGCGCGGGAAGACGATAAGGGAGAGCAAAAAGGCGCGAGATTCGGCAGATTGTCTTGTGTTGACCCCAATTTACAGCAACAGCCGTCGAAAGACGAGTTTGCAAAAATGTGGCGCTCAATCTATATCCCTGAGCCTGACCACTTATGGGCATCTTGCGACTACAGCCAACAAGAGCCAAGATGGACAACCCACTATGCCGCCATTTGCAATCTTCCTCTTGCAGAAATTGCTGCGAAGGCGTACCGGGATGACCCGTTACTAGACAACCACAAGTTTATGGCTGAGTTGACAAACTTGCCCAGGAGTCAGGCCAAGAACATTTTCCTCGGGCTGTGCTACGGAGAGGGAGGGGCAAAACTTTCCAACGACTTGGGACTACCTACCCGCTGGGCTATTTCTTACGGCAAGCCAAGGAAGACTGAGTTTTATAACACAAAAGCGGAAACGATGGCTCGGAGGAAAGAGTTGGGTGATGGGTACGTGTACGAGGCTGCCGGCCAAGAAGGTCAACGGATTATTGACACTTTTAATGAGCGTG